CAACCGCATCGAAGTTCCGCCCGAAGTAATTGTACACATCGCGCTTGACCCCCTGCTCGGTGTCGAAGGTCGATTGATCCAAGGGCGGCGGCGGCAACCAGCCAATGTCCCCCGGGCGGAGCACCCCCAGCTGTGCGGCCGGCCCCAGGCGATACTGTTGCTTACCGCGGCCGAGGGGCACCAGGAGCGGCGGGATAATGGAGAAGGAGGTCCGGTCATTACGGGCATCGCGCTGAATCTTTATTTCGGTTTGCGCCGTCTCCGCGATATCACCCACCCCGCGAGATTCAAAAGCGGAGCGGCTCCGATTCTCTCGGCGGCACAACACAAACGGGTAAAAACCATGCGCATAAGGTAGCGGCAGTGCGCGGCCAATGTCGCTCGTCCCGGGGTGAAATATGCAAACTTGAGTCTGCCGGTTGCCCTGTGAATCCTGCCCCCGATAAAATCCATAAAACACCTCGCACATGAAATCCATCTCATCGGTATAAATCCTGGTGCCGTGGCGGGTCAGCATGTCGCCGCGCTCAAACGCCCACAGCCAACTGGAACCTGCACTTCGCAGGATATAGTTGGCAAAATCGGGATCCCACTGCTCCTGTTTCGCCCGGTCCTCAATATCGGTCTTGGCCAGGACGTCCCTCCGGACCACCCACGGGGCTTTCTGGATATCGCCAATCGAGCGGAAAAAGAAGACATCCTGGAACGTTCTCAGCGCCGTGACGCACGGCCGATCAACACGTACATAGGGCTTGTTATACTGGAATTGCCCGGTTTGCATCAACTGCTGCATTGCGGACATGGGGTCAGCCTCGGGGAAGTATTGCTGGAACTTGGCAAGAATCGCCTGCAAATCATCCGGACTGGGCTGGTTCCCAGACTGCAATTCTCTCATGAGAAACTGCAGCATGTTACCAAAGTCCTGGTCAACCTGCGCCAGCTGCATTAAATCCTGTACGCCGATTGTCACTACCTCGGAGTCCATCTCGACGAGCCAATCAATCCCCAGCACGCTGGAGCCGTAATGCTGACGCCAGCCCGCCGCCAGGTCCTTCTCCCGGTCCAGCTCTTCTGCCATCAGCATACGGTTGATGTAATCCAGCACGCTCGTCGCGGCTCTTGCCAGAGAATCATTGGAGGAATTGGCGCCCAAAACCTGCATATGGCAGTTCCGATCGCTTGTTCGCATGAGATCAACGTCATCGATAACCAGGTCATCGATAAAGTAGGGCCGGATGTCGCTCGCCCCCTCCCACGGAAATACCTGGGAGCCCGTATTTTTGGAGTATTTGCGCCCATCGTCCGATTGACCGGACCACCGGCAGTAGCGGAGGTCGTCCAGGCGGCGGGTAAGCTGCAGGTAGCCGCTGGTCTCGGTCACGGCCTGATTGAACTGCTGCTTCAGCACCTCAATGTCCATGCTGGGCTTTGGCTGGCCCGCCGGCTGTCCTCGAGGACCTTGCGCGGCATATTCGGGGTTGGGGGCGGGCATCAGTAATGCCCTCCCGCGGACACCATGAGATCGGCGTCACTAAACCCGCACAACCGCGCGCACGCCATAAACCGCAAACAGTCGATCGGATCCTTACACGCACCAAACCGGTGATCTCTACCGGTCCAGAGCTTGAGCGCGAATATCGTGTTACCGCAGGTTTCCGAAAGGTACAGCTTCGGGGGAGTGGAAATCTGGTCATCGGGCCCCCGCTCGAAATCCAGCAGGTTGTTGATGAGGCTGACCCCTTCGTCGATGTGCTCCTTCGGCGCGGGAGAGAAAGGCTCGCCCAAGCTGGCAAGTTCTTCAAGAAGGGTGGTGCCTCCCTCAACCGTCTGCGTCGGGGAGGCGGCAAAAACCGAATCTATCCAACGGGCGGCGATCTCTTCACGCGCACCGTCCTGGGTTGTCTCCAACCGCTCGATCTCCTCCAGATACCGCCGGATACCCCATCCATAGGATTCCTGGGCCAGGCCCATCTTACCATCGCTCAAACGCCCATCAGCAACCGCCCAGTCGCCGTGGGCGTCTAAATCCGGCCACTCACGGTAGACGTAGTGGACGCCTTCGGAATTAACGGCCACCCAGAGCATAAACCAATTGCGGCCGGAGGCGGGGTCGGTGAAATGATAGCGGGTGGCACCCTCGCATTTTCTGGCGATCTCCTCGGCGGGCAAGACGTGCAGCGTCTCGCGAAAGCGGGGAAAGCGGTTGGCGCCCGATTTGGCCGGCACGCCATAGGCACGCATCAGAATCTCGTCGGGGGGCGCGCCATCGAGGGTTTCCGCGGTGGTTTCGGCGGAGGTGAACGGGTTATCGGTGATATGGAAGTAAACCACAAACGCGTTGGATCGTAACGGTTGCTGGGTCCGGGGTACTGAGCGATTGCGCCGCCCGCGGGCGCCGGGGGGCAGGAGCGGAGCGGGCGCGTACTCCAGGGTACGGGCACCTTCCAGGTATTCCGCAACGGTGGGGCTCCATTGTTGAACGGGGGTAAAGGTGATCAGCAAGACGCCGCGGCGGGAGAGCGTGCGGTAGCGCAGCGTCTCAATCCAGGAAAGGGGCACCAGCTCATCACACCAACAGAGGTCGACGTCGCCGCCCTCGATTACCTCGATCGCCTGGGAGTAATGGCGGAACACGCACTCGGAGGCGTTCGGCAGAACGAACTTTGCCTCAGAAAAACCGGTCTTTTGGGTATAGGAGACATTGGTGATGCGGCCGCGCGATAGATTCTTAAATTCGGGGGGCAGGTAGTGCCACACTATTTTCTGCTGCATTTCGACCGAGTTCTTGAACGTCGTTTGTAGGCACCACACCACCTTCTTGGGGCCGCTAAGCAGGATTTCCACGGACTTACGGGCGGCATAGTAGGATTTAGAGGAGCGGTTGCCTCCAAGAACCAGGATCTCGCGTTTGCCTTGGTTGATCGCGGCATCCGGCAACGCCCACACGTCGGGAACGAAACCACAACGAAACGGGTCGGCTTCCTCGGCGCGAATCAGGGCGGCGCGAGCATCCAGGTAGGCTTGGGCTTTGGGGTAGTCGAGGGTCAACTCCTCTTTGGTAGGCAGCGGGTACAACGGATGGGGGCCGAGCTCCTCCAGGGTCATCATGCCCCCCTCGGACTTTCCCGCATACGGCGCAGATAAGACTCGTGACGGCCGAAATGAGGATTAGTCAAGGCGCTCCACCCCCACCGGCCGGGAAACCGGGGCGAAGGGATCATCAATTCATATACGGGAATCCCATTTTGCTTGCCGTCACCGGATCGTTCGTGCTCATCGCGCCAAATTCGGCGGCAACTACGCAGATCTAACAACATCCCCTTACGAAAGTTCCTCGTGGAATGCACCCGGACGTAAAAAACCTCGCCTCGGCCGGTTTCGCAGCGAATCATCCGAGGGTTGCCCAAGGGCATAAGCACTCGGGCGATGTTAGCATCCAGAGGAGTGCCGGGGAGGGGCGGATGGGCCCACCGGTCCAACTCTTCGGCTTTCGCAGCCATCTTGGCAGCAATCACCGCCTCGCGAGGAGGGGGTTTGAAGTGGCGCAGGGCCATATCGATCCCGGCAGGGGTGAAATAGATCTGCGTGTTGACGGGTTTCCCATAATGAATGCCTTCCCGCAGACGGGAGGTGCGGTATTCGGCTAAATCGGCACGGCTCAACCCCCATTCGCCGGCGAGGGACGCTTCGGAACGCCAGCCTTCGGGGATTTCGGCTTTTTTGGGGAGTGTTTCCTCCATACGAAGTAAATCTTTTAGCTTGCTCCCGCGATTTTTGCCAGAAAGAAAATTTATCAAGGGCTTTGGGGTCCGAACGGAAAAACGGCACGTCCGCATCACCCTTTTTTTAATTTTTTTGCGGATTTTTTGCGGAAATTTTTTTCGGACGAAATTTTTTTCGGGCGGGAGGGCGAATGATACGGTGCGGCGCCGGGGCCACCGCCCCGATCTGACCCCCCCGCCCCTCTTGGCGGGAGGTTTTTACGCTCGAGAAAGCGGGCTAAGTCATAACCCGCTCGAAATCAACGAATCCTATTTTAGATGATCGAGATTGTATGATGTTATGCCCTTATTGCAAATTACTTGCAACTATGAC